GTATAGTTCTTACATGTGTAGCAATCACACTCTGGATCAAGTGGTGTAAAGTCCTCCGCAAATTGAGCATTCTTGACAACCAAGCGTCCTTGACTGGTCATACAAGTCCCGTTACGAGCGATACGAGTCGGCAAGACACAGTCAAACATATCTACACCACGAATAACACCATCAATCAAGCTATCTGGTGCTCCTACCCCCATCAAGTAACGAGGTTTGTTTTCAGGAAGGAGTTGGGTCGTAAAGTCCAAAACTGCATTCATCTCCTCATGGGTTTCTCCAACGGCTAGTCCACCGATAGAATATCCTGGGAAGCCCATACTTACAAGGTCTTGAGCTGATTGACGACGAAGATCTTCAAATCCTGCCCCTTGCACAATCCCAAATAAACCTTGATCGTGCGGACGACGGTGAGCATTTAACCCACGCTCAGCCCAACGGCTGGTACGTTCGATTGATTTTTTCACATAATCATAAGGTTGATAAAATTGCGGGCACTCATCAAAGGACATCATGATGTCTGATCCTAGATTGTTCTGGATAGAAATAGCTTTTTCTGGCGAAAGGAACATTTTAGAACCATTGAGGTGGTTTTTGAAGGTCACCCCTTCTTCTGTAATATTGCGGCTATCCGCTAGAGAGTACACTTGAAAACCACCACTATCTGTCAAGATTGGCTGGTCCCAGTTCATGAACTTATGAAGACCGCCAGCTCTAGCAATCAGCTCATCGCCAGGGCGGAGCCACAAATGATAAGTGTTAGACAGGATAATTCCTGAACCCATCTCTTTCAACTCTTCTGGTGACTGAGTTTTGACCGTTGCTTGTGTACCAACTGGCATAAACATGGGCGTCGGGAAAGTCCCATGTGGAGTGATAATCTCACCCAAACGAGCTCCTGTATGTTTTTCTTTCTTAATCAATCGATATTTGATTGGTGAATCTGACATTTTTTTACCTCCGAAGCTGGGAAAGACAGTCCCAGTTCATACTTTATACCCAATGGCATACTGTATGATTCTATCAAAAAAAACAGGAACTGTCACGAACTATGGTATAAGTGACAAATGTTTTTCAATGCTTTCTGTTAATTATCAATAGTTGATTTTTTGCTTATTTTTATTTAAAATCATTTCCGTTGATTTTCGTCATTTTTTTAAATCGTATTCATCTTCGTATTCATTTTCATACTCACTTTTGCCCGTATAGTTGAGAAGGCTGCAATTTAGTTCTAATAGTTTACATTGGAGGGTGTCCCTCCAACTCCCCGACCTCTGGACAAGGTCTATTTTTTTGAAAAAATTTAAAAAAACTTCATTAAAACTATTGACATCATGTAACTTTAGTTGTATAATAGATACATAAGGTTAAGGAGGAAACCTTAGACAAGGAAACTAGTAGAAAGGAAAACAAAATGTTTAAGTTCAAAAAGAAGCCACTCAAAGTAAAAACAAATAAGCTAGTAGTCAAAATAAACTTATTTATAATCAGCTTTGAATGGCACTTAGAAATTGGATAGTGAGAAATCACTATCCACCCCTTCGGGGGTGTACTTAAATTATAACAGGAAAAACAATGAAAGTAAATCTAAAAATTAGAAAAACCACCAAGCGTGAAAAAGTTGAATTTATTATCGGACTTCTTCTACTCCTATTTGCAGTTTGGTATTTTATGAGGTAATATATGTCAGTAGATATTAAAGCTATCCGCTGGCTTTTAGACAACGCCACAGCCTATGCTATCAGCAAAAACTGTGGCGTATCTACTCAAGCTGTGGATAAATATAAAAATGGTGTATCGGATATCATGAATATGCGTTTAAAACACGCTATCAGCATGACTTCTTACGCCCATACACTACAAGAAAAACAGTGAGTACCATCACTGCTTTTTTATTTTGAGCAAACAAAAAACCGCTAGCGAATGCCAGCGGTAAGTGTAATTAAAATTTGAAAGCCCTTCTGTATTTTTTTTATTTAGTAGTAATGAGGCCGTTAGGCTCGACAGTAAATTCTGGTTTGTCTGCCATGCTGCCATCTTCTTTTAGGTAGTACCAACCTGATCCGTCGGCTGACTTAATGAACTGCTTGGATTTCATGTCGCCATCCTTGGCATCGAGGTAGTACCAGTGGTCTTTATATTTGACCCAACCAGTGGCCATGGCACCATCTTCTTTGAAATAGTACCATTTATTTGCAATGAGCGCCCAGCCAGTCGCCATGGCGCCACTTGGGAGCAAATAGTACCAATATCCGTCTGTGTGATCGTACCATGTGTTAGCTTTCATGTAGCCGTTTTGGTCGAAATAGTAATAGACACCGTTGATTTTTTGCCACTTGTTTTTCGGATAAGTGCCGTCTGAATTGACGTACCACCAGCCAGTCGCATTTTTCTTCCAGCCCTCTTGATTACCCTCATTATCAAGCATTTCTTGGACAGTCGAGCCAAGGGATTGATAATGCTTAATTTTAGCAATCACATAGTCACGCAAGCTATCATTGTAGCCACCATGCAATTTTAAGGAACGTGCAGGACATGAGGTGCTTGAAAACTCGTTGTGGAATTTGATATTTGAATAGTTCGGAGTATCACCGTAGTAGGTCATATCTTCAGCCATTTGGCGTAATACCATGTTTTCGTTCTCGATAAATTCGGCATCCGTTGAATTGTATTGCTGGCAGACTTCATAGCTAAGAGAGTTCATGTTAGCATCGTAGTTAGCAGCGCTCCAGGTACCATTGTAGGTATCTTCAACACGAGCGATTGCATCACGAGTAATATAGTAATGAGCGAAACCAAGTTCAGATTGGGCGTTATCGTATCGAGATTGCAACCAATTCACATAGCTTTCAGCACTCATAGAGCCTGCATCATTGTGCATGATGTAGTATTTTGGTTTTTCGGTTGGACGAGAACCTGCAATTCCGTTGAAAATTGTATTATTGATGATTTTGACCATTACTGTTCCCCTTTCCACGCATCATTCATCTGCTTAACCGCAGATTCAACGAATGTGTCAAGATCACGGTCAGTCATGCTGATATTGTATTTGCTAAGCTCAGCACGAATCTTAATACGTGCCTGTTCCAGCTTCTCTTCGCCTTTATAGCCTGTCTCAGCAGATACCTGCTCAACCGCATTAACTGCATTTTTAGCAAGAATTTCAACAATCTTGATTGTCTTTTCTCCGCCTTTTGCAATAAGGTATTCTTTGACAGCTTTAACTGCGATACCTACTAAAATGACAAGGATGCTGATAGCTCCGTTTGTGATAATTTCGTTAATCTGTTGCATTTATATTTTCCTCCATAATTTCTAATGCTAGAAATTTTTCATACAATACCTTGATGGCTCCATTCCCACCAAGTTCCACGTAACTTTCGTAAAGACGAGACAATTCCTCAATCTCATGCTGAGTAGTACTGCCTCGTCTAATGGCTTTTTTTAGGTTTTCTTGTAATCGAAAACGCTGTAATCTTTGAAGACCTTTTCCAATAACGTTCAAACCTTTGCTATTATCTTTGCCGATAGCCTCAACATTCGAGACTGTCTTTTCAATGGCGCTAATTTTATCAGATAAGAGACTGATTTGCTTATCAGTCTCTTTTGTATTCTGAGTGCTTTTGAAGGAGAAATAGCTAGGAATGATCACGATTAGAATCGGGCTCAGTTTATCCAGAAATGCTAGTAATTCCAATCAGACCACTTCCAATCTACTATACAGAAACTCGAGTGGTTTCAAGATCACTTTCGTTTTTTTGTCCTTCCCACTTCCAGATTGCAAGATGACCATTTTGAGATGGTCCACCTTCAAGTTGTTTGAGAGATTCTCCTTTGTAGGTGAAAGTCTGATTTGTCTGAATCAAGACACGCTTGCCTTCGCCATTGATTTCAGCGTGTTCTGGATCTTCAACGACAAACATATCACCTGGTTGATAGGCCTTACCTTCTTCAGCAAATGGGAATAGTTCGACAAGTTCCTTGTAGGTTGTTCCGTAGGCGATTTTCTCGCCCATGATGGAATCTTGTGCCATAACACGTACTACTTTATCGATTTTATTTGCAAGCGCAGAAAGTCTATCTTGTTCGATTTTGTTATTCGCAATCTTCTGCTCAGCTTGTTCCAACTTCGCTTGTGCTTTGACGATTGCTGAGCCTGGGTCCAGTTCAGCCTTGATAATATCCAGTACTGCTTGAATCAAGACATCTTCCAGTTCATTTGTCCGGTCTCCTGTTAGCTCACGCATGTTAGAACTGTACCGATTGCCTTCTGACAGACGAATTTCAACCACTGTCTTGATATTGTCGCCAAAACCTCGTGTATAAGGCTTGCTTGCTAGTTCGTAGTTATTAATTGCCATTTGTCATTTCTCCTCTCACTTCTTCAAATTTTGCTTTAAGTTCTTCATTCGACTCAATGATGTTTAAAATTTCATTGAGTTGTTTTTTAGTGATTTCATACAGCGCCTTGTAAGTTGCTGCATCGCTTGCTTTTAGTCCGATATCATCACTTAAGTTTTGGATGATTAATTGATTAATTTCTTCCTTCATTTACTTTCTCCAATTTCTGATTGAGTTCTTGAATAGCCTTAATTAAATAAGGTACGAGTACGAAACTGCTATATGAATAAGCGCCATCTGGATTTTCCAAAAATGCTTCAGGAGCGTACTTCTGTACATCTTGCGCCATGATACCACACGAAATATCCTCGATTTTCCCGTCGTATTCCTTACGATAAGAGTAAGTTTTCAGACGGTTGATAACTTCCAGAGCAGACACCTTACTATCTTCAATGT